GAATGATGTTGTCATGTTTGCTTACTCCTGTGTATAGCGGTTTATATTACGATTTTATCGTTTTGTTTGTCTATTATACTAGACTGCGTTGTATTTGTCAATACATATTTCTCGCATTTTCACTTTATCATAATTTAAAAACGGTCCATATTTACTGACAATGTTATTTATACTCGGGTAAACTATCGTATCGTTGATAGACTTATCCCAGTACTTAAAGCACCCTGTCAGGTCACTCAATATGACCAGAGTTTCGATGCTTATTCGCTTCATGTTATAGAGTGACAATACCCGTGGATACTGACCATCTTCAACAACGAAGTTCGAATTAAAGTCTTCATCTAATTCGTCTAGTTCATTACTAAACATATAGCCTAAAGACTGTTGACGTTTCGACCAACTCATGAATGTCTCATTAGCGGTGTCATCATCAACTAGATCACCAACCCATACATTCGGGTTATTGATCATATTAGCTAACAAAAATTCTTTGTAGTCTTTTCGCTTTGCCAATTTAAAAAAGAAAAACTTATCTTTACGATTCTCAAACGCATCGACTCTGGCGTTAACCTTGCCGTTGTATTTGAAGTAGTCGTAACTTGAGGTAAAATGCCGCTTCATAGCAAGATAGCAGATATAGACCTCGAATGCGTCTTTAGTGCTATACAGGCTTTGTGTCATACCGGCAACCTTGTTAGTTTCTCTACCATGTTTAATTCTTCAGCCTCTTTATATATCTTAGCTTTCAGAACTGGTGATCGCCGAATAATCTCGCCAACCACTTCTACTTCAAGTCCATACTTCTCTGCGTAAACGATCACTGCATCAATATATGGAACTCCCCTATTGATATTCTCTGAAATTTCTTTCATAATCGTCTCAGAGTTCAATTCTTTTATAAGCCCAATGCTCTTAGTATCTGCGATTTTTTGTGCTCCCTGCCCAGTAAGTAGGCTGTTTGAAATGTAACAGCGTCATGCTTGTTATCGTTAATATAATTGATACCACCTAATGTGACGTTACCAAGAGTAGTGTCGATTTTAACATCGCATATTTTTTCTTGAACGTAATCAGTTTTAGCCATTTAGCACCTTAATTCCTAGAGCCCAATTCTCAGCCGCATCTTCAGCATATTGCCTGGACTTGCCTTCAAATGTTTCCCTACGAAAGAACTCAGTATCTCCAATACCCATGTAATATCGAATACAGTATACGCCTTCTTCGAGGTGAACCTCTGCTCTAGCACCATCGGTGCCTTCTTTAAAATATGTCTTAATATGATTCATTAGTTAATACCTTTACTGTTTATTACCTGTATATTATAACAGACAATGACAGGGTTGTCAAGCGTTTATTTGACACTTTCTAAAAGAGCTTCGATTTCTTCTATCTCAGACACAAGTTCACTCATGTTCTGCTTGTGAAAGATACGAGCCATTTTACCTAGATATTTTTTGGGGATGCCTACATCGTCTTCTAGAGAGATTAGGGCTTCTTTGACAAACTCACGTTCAGCTTCTTGTCGGAGATAAGAATTACTGATCTCTTCCATGCATGCCTTGATACGCTGTTTGTCAGCTGGACTTGAGGGGATTATAATACCTGTCATAATTTATTCACCGTGTTATAGTTAATTTTAAAAGTTGGTGCGTTAAGGTGCACCAAGCCTATACTTTAGAAGTTGAAAGTTGCGCCAACAAAAATGTCACCACGATTCCAGTCTTCATCGTATCCTACTTTGGCTTTCAACACTGGGCTAACGATACCGCTATCCACTGTGTATTCCATTCCAAGTTCAACACCATCATATTTTACATCACGTAGATCGCCATCATTCATCACATATACAGCCATACCTGGTACAGCGGAAAGTGTGTAAGACGGTTTAATTTCGTAGTGTGCAGTCCATGTTGATTGATTAGTATTATACCACGTTTTTACTTCGTTGTCAATACTAAAATTGTCTGTTAAATCAAATGCGGCTAGGGCAGATGATGAGGCTACTAATACGGCCGTAGCCAAAATTACATTTTTCATTTCATATCTTTCTTTATTGTTTCTTAAAAGTGCCAGTTTCTGTTGACAGGTACTGGCGAACCCCGTACAACTATGCCGCTAGGGCGTAGTCTACAGGAGCAAAATTATCGTTTGCGTTTAGTTGTTTTCTTGCGTTAACGGAGCTTGCGCCCGGATTCTCCACTCATCTATACAGTCAGTCGATCCTAGTTCAGCCCCATCAAAAATACATTGTCTTCGACCCTTGCGAGGTCTGTATCTCTGCAAAGACACCTTATTGCAGTAAGGCGCAATGTACTTTTGGTGGAGCTGTCGGGTACTGCCCCCGAGTCCTGTCCAGCTTTAACTCGCTTCAACGAATCACTCTTATTTATACATATTACAGCATTTTTAGGCGGTTGTCAAGTACTAAATTACAAAGTAGTAACCTAAAAACAACAATAATAGCCACATTAGCCCTTTGATAAGAAAGAAGGCAAAAACACCCCATGCAAGAACCTTAGGAGTAAGTAATGCCTTCTTTATTCGGTTTAACTTTTTCATCTATAGTTCTGGGAAAAGACACTTCTGAATGAATAGGTCTACGTCATCTGAATCGATGCCTAGGCTCTTCATCACATTGGGTGTGTGCGGATTTTGCTTCTGATAATGTGCATAGTTATTCTGTGCCGCTATGCCCAATTCGCTTGAAGAGTATCCATTGTGTTTACCAACTTCTTTTAGATAGTACGATAGTGTTTCCATTGCCGTACCAGTTATCTGAGCAATCTCTACTGGTTCTTTAACCATGCCTGCGGCAATCATATGATCAGTAAAGATAGCTTTAGCCCATGGCGGTAACTCTCGTTCACGTTTCCATGATAACGCAGAGGCGACTTCACCAAACCAATCGATCATCGGGTGTTCCATATTAGTTGTAGCAGAGAAATCGTGGAATGCGCCAGTCATCTTATTAGCGCCAGCGATAACATCGAATCCGTAGATGGGCGCATCACTGTATACGTGAGGAAACACACATACGTGCATCATCCACATCTTCTTCTCTTCACGCATATCAACAACATCAACGTGTGCCCTACGATAGTCATGAGATGTCCAAACTCTGTTTACCCAACCAGGTTTGTTGAATTGTTCCATACCAGGTTCTTGCACTTCAGTGCCGCTACACTATCAGAAAACTCTTCTATAAAATGATTTTGTAAGTCTATGAGACTTTTCCATATGATAGACATTATGTTAATATTACTCCAAGTGCTGTTGTAAGTATGATTACAGCAAATAGACCATACAGTACTGTTATCAGCCTGTTAAGTCGTTTTTGCCTCTCGCCAAACGCCAGCGTTAATTTCTCAAATGACTCGTCCAACTCGCTCTTCATTTACTAACTCCTCAAAAAGACTAATAGCAAATGAGAAGCATTTGTTTGCCTCATCTGCCATACTATCGTTCAATAGCAATCGAATGTTATGTTTCATTTCTTCTTTGTTCTCGAACTGATACATCTTGCCACTTCCTGGTACACGCTTTGCTATAATAGCACCGCCGTACATATCTCCAAAATGTCTAACGTATAGATGTGCAATGACACCATCAACGTTATTATCTAGTAGAAGTTTTTCGATGTGATTGGAGTACTCATCCGTTGATCGGGTGATGTACATTGAATCGGTGAATCCATACGTCTCTTCGAGTTCACGCATATCTTCAATGATTCTTTGTGCCCGAAATATAGACCTAAACTCATCTGGAAATGCGAGTTCACGCAATGCCGATTCGAGTACGATATAATTCTGGGACTGATTAACTAGGTATTTGTAGTATAGCAGAGGCTCGATTTTTCCACTGAGTAGTATCGATGCAAATTCTTTGCGCTCTGCTGATCTATGGTTTGCGGCTGTAAGTTCTTTTAAATTCACGTGTCATCTCCAATTCAAAATATGTACGGTGTTTAGTACATGTCATATATCTCATATTTATCTAATATTTTAGCGAGTCTTTTTAGTTTTTTCAGACTTAATCCATCGCTTGGCTATAGCATTGTCAGGCTCTGCATTTACAAACTTAGTGATCTCTCTATAGGCACGGGTAGTTTCTTTTTGATAGTCTTTGCCTTCAGAGTTATCTACAACAGTAAACTTTTGCTTTCC